CCAAGCTCGACATGGCCACCACGCTCAAGGAACAGATGCAGGACCGCCGGTTGCGCATCCCCGGGGGCGATCCGGTGCTGCGCGCCGATCTGCACGCGATCCGCAGCCGCGTCGGGCCCACGGGCATCCGGCGGTTGATTTCCGATGGCGAGACCGATGGCCATGCCGACCGGTTCTGGGCCGCCGCCCTGGCCGTGTCCGCCGCCGACGGGGGCGAGGTGCCGATGGAATACCAATCCACCGGCCCGCGCGCCGGCCTGACGATCGGGGATTTCACGGGCGCGATGAGCAGGCGGCGCATGGGCTTTGCGCGCGGCGGCGGCGGCGGGCTGGATTTCGGAGGGTTCGGAGATGGCTAGGAAGATCACGACGATGCGGCTGCGGGCGGTGCGGATGCGCAACCCGATGGAGATGTCTGGCAGCCAGAACGGGCGTGACGTCACGCGGCCCTGGATCGGCCCGCTGCTGGAGCCGACAGACCCGATCCTGCGCACGCGCGGCGGCGGCAGCTTCGACATCTACAAGCCGATCCTGACCGACCCACAGGTCAAATCGGTCATGACGCAGCGCCTGTCGGCGGTCACCAGCCGCGAATGGGAGGTTGTGCCGGGCGAGGATACCGCGCAAGGCCGCCGCGCCGCCGACTGGCTGCGCGCCGAGCTGAGCGCCATGAAGTTCGACCGGCTGACCGAGAAGATGCTCTGGGGCCTCTTTTACGGCTACGCGGTGGCCGAGCAGATGTTCCGCCGTGACGGCCGACTCTGGGGCTGGGAGGACATCCGCGTCCGCGACCGCGTGCGCTTCCGCTTTGACGAGGCGTGCGGCCTGCGCCTGCTGACCATGTCGGACATGCTGACAGGCGAGGAAATGCCGGGCGAGAAGTTCTGGGTGTTCTCGACCGGGGCCGATCATGATGACGAGCCTTACGGGCTGGGGCTGGCGCACTGGCTGTATTGGCCGGTCTGGTTCAAGCGCAACGGCCTCAAGCTGTGGCTGATCGCGCTCGACAAGTTCGGCATGCCCACGGCGCGTGGCAAGTATCAATCCGGCGCGAGCGAGGAGGACCAGCAGAAGCTGCTGGAGGCGGTGATGGCGATCCGGTCGGAGGCCGGGATCATCATCCCCGAGGGCATGGATATCGAGCTGCTGAGCGCACAGGGCGGGTCGAGCCGCCTGGATTATCGCGCGCTGCACGACACGATGGATGCCGCGATCTCCAAGATCGTGCTGTCGCAGACGATGACCACCGATGACGGGTCGAGCCGGTCACAGGCCGAGGTGCATGCCGACGTGGCCGACGCGGTCAAGAAGGCCGATGCCGATCTTGTCTGCCAGTCCTTCAACGAGGGGCCGGTGGCGCGGCTGTCGGAATTCAACTTTCCGGGGGTCACGCCGCCGAAGGTGTGGCGCAGGATGGACGACCCGGAGGATACCTCGGCGGCGGTCGATCGCGACAGCAAGCTGCACGCGATGGGCTGGCAAATGACCAAAGATCGCGTGAAGGAGACCTATGGCGACGGCTACGAGCGGGCCGCGCCCGGCCCCGGCCCGGATGCGCCGCCGGAGTTTGCCGAGCACGTCCACGACAGCGCCCTCGACGATCTGGCGGAGCAGATCATCGCCGAGGGCCATGCCGAGGCGGCCGCGACCGCGCTCTTTTCCGATATCGCCGCGTTCCTCGAGGGCGTCGGCCCCGAGACCACGCTGGACGAGCTGCGCGCGCGCCTGGACGGGCTGCGCGACGTGCCGGGCGATAGCCGCGCCCTTGTCGATCTTCTGACCGAGGCCAGTTTCGCCGCCCGGCTGGCGGGCGAGTTGGGTGCGGTGGTCGATGACGAGGAGACGCCAGGCGGCGAGGACAGCCTGCCCGGCGCGGTGTCGCCGTGATCGAACTCAAGCGCCTGCGGCCCGAGGATGCGCTGTCGTTCTTTCGCGCCAAGGGTCTTGCGCCCGCCGACGCGCGGTTCGATTTCCGCGATGTCTGGCGCAACGAGCACGCCAGCAATTTCGTCGTCGCCAAGGCGATGCGCGACGAGGTGCTGGAGACGGTCCGGGGCGCGCTCGACCGCGCCCTCGCGCAAGGCGGCACGCTCGCCAGCTTCACAGAGGAACTGGAGCCCGAGCTCAAGCGCCTCGGCTGGTGGGGTCAGGGCACGGAACGCGACCCGCTCACGGGCGAGATGAAGAACGTGCAACTCGGCTCGCCGCGCCGGTTGCGGATCATCTTTGACGCCAACATGCGCGCCAGTCACGCCGCCGGGAAATGGGCGCGGATCGAGCGCGTGAAGGACGCCTTCCCGTTCCTGCGCTACGTCCAGGTGCAGCGCGACACCAGGCGACCCGAACACGCGCGCTATCACGAGCTGATCCGCCGGGTGGACGATCCGGTCTGGGAGCGCATCTATCCGCCCAATGGCTGGCGCTGCGGCTGCACCGTGCAGCAACTCAGCCAGGCGATGATGGACCGGCGCGGCCTGCGCGTCACCGAGGATTTCGCGCTGCAGGAGCGCGGGGTGCTCAACCGGCGCACCGGGCAGATCGAGCCTACGGCGCTCGGCGTCGATCCCGCGTGGGATGGCAACCCGGGCAAGGCATGGCTCGATCTGAGCGGGCGGCACGGGCCGATCTCGGGCGGGCTTTCGCCCGGGGCGGCGGCGACCGAGCTGGGCTTTGCAGCCCGCGCGCGGCTGTTCGGGATGGGACAGGGCCGCGAGCATCTCGGCGCGTTCGACCTGGCAACGGGCGAGGAGATCGACTGGAGCGTAGGGACCGGAAAGAGCGTCAAGCTGAGCCCGACGATGAACGACCGGCTGGGGCGCGGCGTTGAGGTGGGTCTTGTGCACAATCATCCCGGCTCGGCCCCGCTCAGCCCGCTGGACATGGACATGATGCTGCGGCGCAACGTGTCCTCGGTTCTGGCGGTCGGCCACGACGGGTCGCTTTACAGGGCGCGTCCGCTCCGGCCCGGCGCGCGGGATATGGACACCCTTGCGGAGACGGCGGCCGAACTCACCGACGATCTGGCCCCGGAATTGCTGGCGGCAGATCGTGACCACGCGATCCGCCTCGTCGTGCTCGACGTGTTGCAGTCGCTCGGCCTGATCCTATATCAGGAAAGCCTCGCCCCGCCGTCGCGCGCCGTGCGTGGCAGGATCGCAGACATCTCGCGATCCGTCGCCGGTGCGATCGTCGAGGCGATGACAGGGGAACGAAGATGACCAACTTTCTCGTGGACGGTCCCGAGTTCACCCGTGAGGCGTACGAGCGCGCGCTGCGCGAGGCCGAAACCCTGCCCGACGATGACCCGGACAAGGAAGAGCTCGTGACACTCCGCCGCCGCCTCCTGAGCACCTGCTTCGATTATCCTCGCCGCAGCCCGGAGGAACGCCGCGCCGTTCTGCGCAACTTCCTCGGCGACCCGGCCTCCTGAGGCGGTTTCCGGGCCTTTTGCGCCCGCAGTCGAGGTGGCGCGCGGCCCCCTCGGGTGCAATGCGCCCGCAGCGCGCCGTTAAATACCCATTCAATACCCCCCTTGAGCCTTGCACGACCATCGGGCCGCGCGCGGCAAAGACGCACTCAGCGGGCCGCTCAGCGCCTGTGCCCGAATGAGGCTTGCCCGGTGCCGGTGCCTCCGGCTAGGGTGGGCCCTGTCAGCCCATGCCAGATTTCGGCGTTTCCGGTGAAGCCCTTCATCTGATATGCGCCCGCGCCCCGGCCTAGTGTCGGGCCATGACAAAGCCGCTTCACATCTTCCGCGCCGGTCGCCACACCGCCCAATCCGGCCAGAGCTTCGAGTTTTCCGAGGCCGAGGTTGACGCCATCGCCGCCGCCTATGACCCCGCCCTGCACGAGGCCCCGATCGTCGTGGGGCACCCGCGCACCGACGCGCCCGCCTATGGCTGGGTCAAATCCCTGCGCGCCGAGGGCGCGGAGCTTTTCGCCGAGCCCGGCCAGGTCGAACCCGCCTTTGCCGAGATGGTCCGTGCGGGGCGGTTCAAGCGGATCAGCGCCAGCTTTTACCCGCCGAAGGCCGCCGCCAATCCCGCGCCGGGCAGTTACTACCTCAAGCATGTCGGCTTCCTCGGCGCGCAACCGCCCGCCGTGAAGGGCCTCAGGGCGGCGGAGTTCGCCGATGACGGCGAGGCGGTGACGCTGGAGCTGGAGTTTTCCGAGGCCGAGATCGCCGCCAGCGCCTCGGCGGGTTTTGGCGGGCTGCGCCGGGTGGTCGCGGGTCTGCGCGACTGGCTGCTGTCGTCGCAGGGCCAGGAGGTGGCCGACCGGATCGTGCCCGCCCATGAGCTGGAGCACATCCGCACCA